TCATCCAGTGCCGGCTGTTGACGCAAGTTCAGGGCCGAGCTTGGGCACATCACAGCGCACAAAGAACGGATCGGCCTCAGGGTATTCGATGCGGGCAGCGCATTCGGAAATGGCTGTGACGGTATACCCGGAGGATTTGAAGTCATCACTAGTCTGGATGCTAACGGCCTGCCCGTTTTGGGCTAGGACGAAGCTGTAAAGCATTCTGCCGGGTTTGCTGACCGATCCGGCGATGTGAACTGAAAGGCCCTCGTAGGGGTGTTTCTGTGCCAGCACGGGCGCAGAAGCGTGGGCATTGGGGGGTGAAGATTCAATCTTGTGGGGCACGGGCAAAGGGGTCGTTGCTGGCGGTGTGACATAGGTCAGGTCGGGCACCTCCCCGCTTGCGGGGGCCCCTCCCGCCCTGCCCTCCGCCACCGCTTCCGGCTGCGCCGGCTTTTCCTTGAACCATGTCTGATAGATAGCAAAGCAAAGCCAGAGGGCGGCAAAGGCAAGAACAAACATGGCCCGGCGGCGCCAGATCAGATATGCCGGTTTGATGTCCTTGGCGTCAGCCTCAAGAATCGCGGAATTGCTGGCGGTATGGGATTTGTAGAACGGGAAGTACTTGGATTCATAGTCCCGCTCCTGAATGGACATCACTTCGCCGCGGATACCGTCCTGGACTTTGCGAACGTACTGATCAGGCCGACCGAAGGCGACTTTTTTACTAACCCGGTAGCAAACCTGAACCATGTCCCGAAGATCGGCATGTAATTTGCCGTAACTTTGGGTGATCAGGAGAAAATCAGCGCCAGTATGGCGATGGCGAGCGAACCACTCAAGAACACCACTATCGCAGCCCAGCCGAGGATATAGCTCATGGCATTCATCAAGGACGTAAACAGGGCCGCGATTTGTCGACGGACAGCGCCAAGGGTCGTTGAAATGCTCGGCCTTGTTGAAGTGGCGGGGTTCATGGTTGACCTCCAATAAACGCCGGGAATCGGGTATGACGGCATGAAAGTGCTCAAGGTTAAGGGGCAAATTGGTGATGACTTTGCGGCCGTCCTCAAGGTTCGGGAGAATATGAAAGGCGACGGCCTCATATGATTTACCGCCGCCCGGCTTGCCAATGATGAGGTTAATCATCGCCGAATTTCTCGTGATAAATGCAGGCCATTTCCTCAGAGTGATCGTCGCCCTCAGATTCTGCCTCAGCAAGAATCATATGCGCAGACTCTTGGTCGCCGTCCTCGATTGCCTCTAAAAACTCTTCATAGAAATCGGACATTTAAGAACCCAAGCGAGTGAAAGGGATTAGCTGCAAAAGCAGCTTGACGAGGATTGCAGCAAGAATAATTCCGAGTGAAGTATCAATACCAAGAGCGCCAAGCACATTTTGTATTTCAGCAGGAATAGGAATATACTCGGATGGATTTAAAAAAGTCAAATCAATATCGAGATTATTAAGAATATAAACAACCAGCTGCAATATTTGCTCAAAAAGCCATTTGCCCAAGTCGGTGCCGAGAAGCCAGAGACAAACAAAAATAGCTGTGAGTGCAACAAGTATCCAGCCTGTAATAGTTGCAATTTTGGTAGCAATCGCAACGAGAAAAGGAATCAGAATGGGAGCGGCCATGATATCACCAGATAATTTTACGAGCTGTAAAGCAAGCAGTAATGATTAAACAGGCCTTGATAAATGCAACAATCTCAGGAGGTATCTGGATTTGATGGGAGGTAGAGAGGCCAATAGCTGAAAAAGATAGTGTAAGGCTTGGCATAGAGCCAGAGCCACCAAACGAAGGGAATGAGTCCTTTACAGACTGAATAAAGTTAGAGCCAATCAAATCTTCTTTATTTTCATCCCATATTTTGCCAAACGTCTTGTCCTTATATTTGGACTGATAGATTTTTTCAGAATCAACCTCAGAAAAGCCCTCGATATTGAAGCCGCCAGCACCGTCGTCGCCGGCTGGGCAATCTTCACCAGTACAACCGCCATTTACAGTGTCGCCAGTAGTGCCACCACCTTTGACGCCATCACCCTGCTGACCATCACCATTGACACCGCCACCATTGCCTGGCTCCGGTGACTTACCGCCCGGATTGCCATCATTATCGACATCCCATGATTTGCAATCACCAGATGCACAGGCCTTACCATCATTTGGACTCGGAGGGTCAGAAGGTTTAGGCGCATTTTTAACGCACATAGGCTTGTTATTCACTTTGCCAAATGTCGTTCCAGGTGGACAGTCGTTTTGTGATTTAGGGCTTTGAGTCCCGGAATTTTGTTCAGGCTGTGACTGGCCATTGCTGCCTTGAGGTACGGTGTCGCCAGACTGTTTGCCTGAGCACTTTTGACCGGTGTACTTCATTTCAGCCATGACATACAGGGTGGATTTTCCAGAGAAAGCATAATTGTCATTCCAATCAACTTTTGAATGATCACCACTCATTGCGCAAGTGCCATCGCATGACTCCATGCCGCCTGTTGACCAAGTGACAAAACATTGCTTGTCCAGAATCTTAAAACCTACCTCCTGATTTTGGACGCAAGGGACAGGGACATATTGGGAGCCTGCAGACTTTCCAGCCTTTTCAGCGCATGAGTTGGGAGCCTCACAAACACCAGTCTGTAAGTTTATAACTTTTCCATCAGTGCACTTATTAACATTGCAAATTAAAAGCTGACCACCACTTCCAGAGTTACTACCACCCCAGCCGTATTCAACATGCCATGAATATTGAGTTTTTTCAGCGTTTACATAAGGATTGGTTAAGGATTCCCGACAGCCGTTTGCGAGGTTTTGGGGGGTGCAAGCTAAATTACCAGTATTGACCGGAGGAGGAATTGAACTGCCGGCATCCCTGCCAAGAAATGAGCATGTTATATCCCTTGAGTGTGCATTTATTGACAAAAAAAGGAATAAAACAAAAATAATTGCTTTCATGATCGAATGGCCAAAACAAAAACAAACGCGCTCATTGCCCCAATCAGGGCAATCAGCGAATAAAAGAGAGCAACAAGCGCGCCTGTAATCATGGCAGGTTAAGCCTTGCGAACGCCGCGCTTGGCAAGGTCAATGGCCTTGAATGCCATTGCAATGCCAACAATGGCGATGCCGATAGTGCCAACCCAAGTTGCTACGGAATCAAAATCAACCGAGGCAGCGATGGTGTCAAAAGCACCAGCAGCATTGGCTGAAGTGGCAACAGCGGCAACAGCGAGAGCGGCGCCAAAGCGCAGAGCAGTTTTGCGATATTTCATGGGGACTTCTCCTTGAATGCCCTTACGGGCGGTTATGCCTTGCGGATACCACGAACCACACAGGCGACAAAAAAACCTATTGACCAAAAGACAATGACACTACCAAAGCCCCACATATAGACCTCGAAAATATCAGGGCCATTAATGCCGATAAGAGCAAGTGATTCGGCAGTGACTTCGGATGCATTCATTATTTGCTCAATATCTGGCATTCAAGCCAGTTCAAATCATAATCGGCACAAGTCTGATTGTTGAAATGCAAAGCCCATCGGGTTTCCCGGTAATGGGCGTCTTGCATGGGCGAAGCACAGCCAGCCAGCGCGAAGGCGAGGAGAATTATCTGGATAAAGGGAATCATGCTGCGACCTGCTTAGTTGAATCATTGGCGGCTTGTGCAGTCATGCGCTCCTGATGCTGCCAGTACCAATTAGGGGCATCGTTGAGGGGCATGATTTCCACCACTTTGATTACAGCGGTGAGTTTCTGGTCTTTCTGGAGCGGCTCGTTAATGTCGAGGCCATATTGCTTGAGACGCTTGGCGTAATTGCGGAACGTGCGTTCCTTGCCTGCAAGAATCATGGCTGCCCGTACATCCTCGCCGCGCAAATAGGCCATTGCCGCAGCAAGACAACCTGCTGGAACGTCAAAAGATGACGGGTCAATTGTGGTGATGTCATCGCGGACACGATCAGTAATTTCGGAGACATGGCGAGAGAAATGTTCTGTGAGCTTTTGCATGGTGCATTCTCCGAGGTAATGGAGATGGTTTTCCTTAAGGAATGAATCGCCGTATTCGGCTTCGAAACGAACTACGCCATTTTTCAGGCAGAACTGATAAACAGGGTCGTTTAATACTTGCTCTTTGGATAAGCCGTGCTGTTTGCAATGCGCAAGCATTTCGAGGTGCTTGATATAGGCTTTGAGATATACGCGGCGGCCTTTACTGCCCCATGCCACGCCAGAGGATGCGTATTTGTTGCGCTTGATGCGCTTGGCGGACTGTGTTTGCAGCCATGACATGAAGGCTTCGGCATTCTGTGCGGAGCCGGTGACAAAATTCTGTGTGAGGTGCAGCTTGTTGATGCGGGCGCCGGTGTAGTAGTAGGTCAGGCCGTGCTTGCGATCGTATTCGGTGAGCTCTGCGCCCTGCCGGTGACCATCGGCGTAGTCTGTTTTGTCCATACGATCACCAACGGTGAAGCCCTGCCCTACTCCCAGCGCCTGGACAAAGCGTTGTGCGGCTTCAATGGTGTCGTGCAGGTCCAAGCTGAAAAGGTTATCAGGGCGATTCCAGCGACCGATATTGCCGTCGAGGATCAGGCGGGTACCATCAGACTTGACCATGACATGGCTTTCGTAGGAGCCGCGGCAGGATTTGCGGGCGTTGGTGACCCATTCGGGGTCGTCCTTGTATTGACCGGTCTCTTCGTCGCGCTCAACCTTGATGATCACGCCGCCATCGATGACGGGGATTCCGTTTAAGTGCTCAATGACGGATGGACGCGGGCCGACGAAGGACATAGACCAGAATTCGGGCATGGTCAGGAGGTTGCCGCGAGCGTCAGAGGCGGGCCGGTGTTGCTCAAATTCTGCCGTGTTCATTTCACGACGGACGAGGACAGACGGGTAGGTCTGTTCAAGCTGGATCCAGTCGATGAAGGGGCGAAAATTCATGGCTTTTTTGTCGGCGTTTGTGGAGGTCGGAGAGGTCAAAAACGGAAATATTTTCCGAAGAGGCGGGAATTACCAGCATCCCGCCTCGGGTCGCGGTCCTCGTCACTCGACTGCGAGGAGGTGCATAACGACCTTTTTGCCCTTGGTCTTCTCGCCGGTTTGTTTGTCGGTACGATCGTAGGTAGTTTGATAGCCGCCCGGAGTGCAGGGGATTTCGATAACGTCGCCACGCTGGCCGATGATGCGATGTGATTTGACGGTGACGAATTGCGCCGAGGCAAAGGGATCAGTACTGGGGAGAACGACCGTGGTGTAAAAGTCCTGGCTGAAGCGCTCAAAGGACTCGATACGGCCATAGAGGCTCAGGATGTTGCGTTGGGGTGCGGCTTTGCCGGCTTGGCCTTGATCGGGATTCGACATGGGTTATCATCCTTGGGAATTTGTAAGCTAATGCACGAAGCTGCGTGCACCTGAATTGCACGCAGTTGCGTGCAGCATGTCAAGGAAGGATGCGTGAAAACCTTTATCGAGTACGTAGACGAGCTGAAAGAAAAGGAAGGGCTTAAGAGTGATAACGAACTTGCACGCTTGCTAAGCGGCAAGGACGAAAGGAGCAGCCTTGTAAGCGGATGGAGGACAGGCAGAAGACCTGAAGACTACTACTGCATTGTGATTGCACAGAGACTGGGTATAAACCCATTGGAAATCATCGCTGCCGCAAATATGGAGCGAGAGCAAGACCCGGCGAGGTTAGACTGGTGGGAGGATTTTTCGAAGCGTCACGGCTTCAAGGCCCTCCCCGTGGCGCTGATTAGTATGGGATTGGGCTTACTTTACAATAACTTATACTTTCTTGAATCTGTACCGAAACTGTATATTATGTAAAGTTGTGCCGGCATGAGCACGGTTGCCATGCTTCAGGACTCCATGCTATTGATTCGGCTGGCAATGCTTTGCCCCCTGCTGTTGCACACCTGCTCATAAGCTGACTGCACTCTCTGTTAGGCCCGCGCCAATGGAGTCACAGGGATCAGCGGGGTTGCCCCAGTATGAGGTAGGCACGCATATCCTTGTTGTCGCCATAAGCGAGGCCAAGGTAGACAGGCCCAAGGAAGGTTTTGTTGCCCCAGTACAGCATCCCCGAATACCGCACCTTGTCTGGCACAAGCGCTTCAATGCCGCGAATCATACCGGTTTCCAGCAGCAGGCCCAGCTGGCCGCTTTTGAGTGGATGGCGCAGGTTCAGGCCGGCCAGCAGTTTTTTGGTGCCAAAAAGCTGCTGGGAGTGATAGCTGGACAAGTTCCTGAAGCCTCCCAGATAGGCAAGCTGATTGATGGGCAGCAGCCCTTCCCCCCAGCGGGCATCCAGCAGCAGTTCCGCCTGCAGTGGCCCGTTGCTGAATGCAAAGCGCCAGCTACCGCTGATATAGCTGTAATCGCCATAATCCCCGCCGCCGCCCAGCGCATGATAGGCATTCAGGTGAATCATGCTGCCCTTGGTCGGAAAGAAATAATCATCCAGCTGGTCGTAATACAGCTCGGCTTGCAGGCCGTAATCATGGCTGGACAATTCGGAGATCAGCGGCAGGCCAACCGTGGATCTGGACTGGTTTTCATGAAAGACCGGCCCAAAGCGGAACTCCTCACCCCGATTCAAGAGGCTGGTTCCGATGTCGAGGCCAGCCAGCAGCGTGCGATTGGTGTAGGTACTGTACTTGGTTTCGCCTAACCACAAATCCTGGTCATCGTTGCGATAACCGATGAAGGGTGCGACAAACCAGCCGCGATCAATCGACAAGGGCTGGTAAAACTCGCTGTACACATTCACATCGGTACCGAATTGCCCGAGCAGTCGCCATTCCGCGCCCAGGGAATTCAGCCAGGTCCTGCGATACTGGGTGCTCAGCTCATAGGCTGACCAGCCATCGAAGTCGGAACCATAGTTGAGCCCCAAGGCCAGATAATTCGGCCCCCAGGATTTTTCGATCGGGTGAATCATCAGTTGCTGCCCAAACTCACCGGGCAGCAGCTGGTAATTGACCTGGGAAAAATCACCGGTGCCATACAGTTCGCGCAGACTCTGCTCCAGCGCTTCACGATCCAGTGGCGCATCGACGGGCACCAGGATTTCCTTTCTGACACTTTCCGGGTTGACGGTGCGCATCGGTGCTATTGCCACCGAGGCGATATTTTGCGAAACGGGCTTGATATTCAGCCGCTTGGTGTACCAGGCGGCGTAGCGGTCTTCATTCAGGCTGTAGCGCCTGAGGCGTGGCAAAGCCTCGCGCGCGGCCGCCTCCCCCAGGCTGATGAGCTCGGCAGCCTTGTCAAAGTCCATCGAGGACAACTTGCCCAAGCCGGGTTCCAGCAGCACATCTTTGTCGGTCAGTGAATCCAGCTGGGGCTTCACGTTCTGGTTCATCATCAGCCGGGTGTACTGGTCGGCGATATTGACCACATCGGTCAGTTCGGCAGGTTCCAGCAAGGGCGAGCTGACATTGACCGCAATCACAACATCCGCGCACAAATCGCGTGCGATATCGACCGGTACATTGCGCACCAGGCCGCCATCGGCCAGCAGGCGGCCGCGATCATTCACCGCCGGGAATATCCCGGGAACAGCCATGCTGCCCAGCATGGCCGTCACCAGATCGCCATCGCGCATGACGATCATCTCGCCGGTTGCCAGATTTGTCGCAATGGCGCGATAAGGAATGGTCAGCTGATCGAAGCTGGTCACGCTGGCCGCATTGGTCATGTCACGCAGAAAAAACTCCACCTCCTGTGTCGAAATGGCGTTGCTGGGCAGTTGCACCGTCTTGTTGTTCAAGCCCACTTCCAGCGCAATGTTCAGGTCGGATTGGCGCTTGTTCTGATAACTGCTCGCGGCGCGATTCTGGTACGGGGCCAGCAGCTTGTCCCAGGGGGCGGCGACCACCAGTCGCTCCAGTTCATCCGGTGTACGGCCCACGGCGTAGCCCCCGGCTACCAGCGAGCCCATGCTGGTGCCGACCACGCAGTCGATGGGGATTCGCGCCTCTTCCAGCACCTTGAGCACGCCGATATGGGCAAGCCCGCGCGCGCCCCCTCCCCCCAGCACCAGCCCGATGCGTGGTCGCTCGCTCGCCGTTGCCGCCATGGCAGGCAAAGCCGGCAGCACGGCAGCGGATAACAGGACAAGGACAAGAAGCGGGCGCAGGTTGAGGCGCAAAAGAGGCAT